CTATAAGCCGCTCAGCGGCAATGACTTCATCAGGTAACTGCCTATCAGCAGGGTTACCTTCTTCAGGCATAAGTAGCCTAGAAAAAGTTTCAACACTGTCGCGATATATTAAATACTCATCATGAACATAATGGATGTTTTTTGACAAAAAGTCAACATCCCTCAAATTCCTTGATGAATTAATAATCTTAACACGGAAACCGCAGCTAGCATATGACTTAATGATATCCTCATTCGAAACCCCAATGGGCTTAAGAAAGAAGTTGTCATCACCATACAACTTATACAACGAAATACCGAATTTCTTCCTGATCAAGCTAAAAACAAGATCATGACCTAAAGTATCGCAATGTGATGTATCAGGCCAACCACTCTTCATGCCAGTTCTTGTTCCAAAACAATAACCGCCAGGAAAAGTAAGATCGGCATTGACCATATCATCAAAGCAGACCGAGAATCTGTGCATGTACTGAGCAGAAGCGCCCATCTTATGCAAGATTCTCAAATAAAGGCCTTTGATAATTTTAAGTAAATCTGAACACATCGAGGCGTCCCATCCACTGATATCAAGAGAACAATACTCATATCCATCAGGGGCAACACCATCGATATCACCAAATGCCTTAGCAAAGGTCCTAGCTCCACCATTCATCCAGCTCATTCCTACAGCACACCAGTCGAATCTCTCCAACACTTGATGAAAGGGTTGATAAAAAAGCATGTTAATAAGCATATTAGCAAAACCAGGGTAACAAATAATCCTCGCGGATAGTTTATCACCTGGTTTCTGCAGCTTGGCTCGTCCGGTAGTATACCAGACATGCTCTTTCATGTAAGCCTCAAAAGAATCATCATCCCTAAGTAGCTGTCTCGCGTCCTCAACGGCCTTCGATTTAACTTTGCTACGTTTGACCCCACCTTTAAATGGGTATCCAGCAGCAGAAGATCCATCAATGCTCAAAGACTCAAAGTCACCAGCTAAAGAGAAAAGGATATCTCTTGTAATCTCATCAAAATTGTCAAGATTGACAATGTCATCGTAAATTTCACTCGCTCTGTCCTCCAACATACCAATTATGTCTTCATCCAAGCTTGTATCAACACTAAACTTCTCGGCTTGATCAAGTCGAAGCCAAAGTAAAGAATTAGTCCTGACATAAGTAGCAAC